TCAAAGAAATCTCTGCGATGTATTCGCTAGCAGTATCTATGTGTTACGAGCTCCAAACTGCTCATCAAAAGAAAGTTAAAGATTGGGACGGCATGGCTGATAACTTCTTTGGCTTTATGATGGACAATTTCCCAACTGAACTAGTTGTAATGGGTGCCAAAGTAGCGTTGACAAACTATCAATTGCCGTTTGATGCTAGCAAATTGAAAAACTTTGATCGATTCCATGATCAGTATGGTAAGTACATTATCCAAGCTATGGAGTAATACAAAAAGCCCTTCGGGGCTTTTTTAAATTAATATGAAAAATTTCTTTATTGGAGTTGCCGTTACTACAGTGTTGTTCCTTTGGTTACTAGGATCAATTACAATTCCAGAATATGTTGTAATACAACAACATGATTGTATGAGAACCTAAATATACAAGACAACCTTTATAATATCGTGTATAATATATACATATTGTTAAACAGCAGGAGTAAAAATGACATCAGTTACCACAGCAAATAAAAAAGTTAAAGTACAAGAAAAGAAAGACTTTACTCAAGCAGAAAAAAATAAAATTATTGATAAATTGGTTACAGCTCGTGTTGGGTTGCTGTTACGTCATCCGTTTTTTGGTAATTTGGCCACTCGTCTTAAACTTATCGATGCCACTGACTGGTGCGGTACATTGGCCACAGATGGTCGTAACTTTTACTACAATAACGATTTTGTCAATAAGTTAACTCCGAAACAAGCAGAGTTCGGATTTGCCCATGAAGTATTACACAATGTATTTGATCACATGGGACGCCGTGAACATAGAGATCCTCAATTATCAAACATTGCCGCTGACTATGCCGCTAATCAAATTTTGAAAGATGAGAGAATTGGCGAAGTACCAGACTGGATTAAGATTTTCCAAGACAACAAATATCGCGGTTGGTCCTACGAACAAATCTACGAAGATGTTGAAAAGAAAGCTATCAAAATCAACATGAGCGATTTAGGTGAATTGCTTGACGAACACTTAGATGGCGAAGGGGACGGAGAAGGAGAAGGCGAAGGAGACAAAGAAGGTAAAGGTCGCCCACGTTTAACTGCCGAAGAAAAGAAAGCTATCCGAGACGAAATTAAAGAAGCTATGGTAGCGGCGGCTCAATCAGCGGGTGCCGGTAGAGTGCCAGCAGGTGTTCAACGTATGATTAAAGATCTTACTGAACCTAAAATGGATTGGCGCCAACTGTTGCGCATAAGTATCCAAAGTATTATTAAAAGTAACTTTAGTTTTACTCGTCCTAATCGCAAGTCACAACATTGTGGCGCTATTTTGCCAGGTATGATGAATGAGGAGACTATTGATGTATCGGTTGCTATTGATATGTCAGGATCAATTTCGGACAAACAAGCTAATGACTTTATTAGTGAAGTCAAGGGTATCATGGACGAGTACGTTGATTTTAAATTAGATATTTGGTGTTTCGACACTAATGTATATAACTACGAAAAGTTTTCAGGTGATAACTCAGATGAAATTACTAGCTATCAAGTTAAAGGCGGCGGGGGTACTGACTTTGATGTTAATTGGAAATTCATGAAAGATAATGATATTGTACCTAAAAAGTTTATCATGTTTACAGACGGATATCCATGTGGAAGTTGGGGTGACGAAGATTACTGCGATACATTGTTTATTGTACACGGAGATGAATCCATAATTGCGCCATTCGGTCAGACAGCACATTATAAATAAGTAGGTAGTTAATTTAATGTCACTAAATAGAGGCGAAGTAAATCCGTTGAGTGTTTTAGGAATGAGGAAGTTAAACTTTATTCCTGAACACTTTGCTAGAATTACTGTTAATAACAGCATCGATTCCAAACTTTTAGATCACTGGATTAACTATAATTTAAATAGTAGGTATTCAATAAAAAATACACTATATGTAGGATCAGATAATAAAATGATCGACGGTATAGAAATTGGCATAGAAGATCCTAAAGAATTAACTATGCTAACTATTGGATGCCCTCATTTACATAACAATTAAAAGGAAAAATATTAAATGGACAATCAAGCACAAACAGTTACAGAACAAGGAGTACAAACTCCTGCTCAAGCACCTGCTCAACCAGAATTGGGTGTAGCTGATCTTCAAAATCTTCGTGTAATCGTAGACACGGCTGTTAAGCGTGGGGCATTCAGTGCCGCAGAAGCATCAGCAGTTGGCGCAACGTTTGACAAACTAAATGCATTTTTAAATGCTGTTGCTCCCCAACAACCAGCAGTTGCTCCCCAAGCACCAACAGCTTAATTAGGAGAACTACATGAAACATGTGGGAAAAATGAAAAACAATAGTGCGAGAGTCGTTGTCGCTTTTCGCACTTTACCAGGTGACGCTAAGAGTGCGTTAGTAATCGGAACAGCTGGTCTTATGGATAGCTATCACGATTCTCTCATGGATGTTGTACAAGATGTATCAGGACAACAGGCTAACGAACTAGCAGACATTTTAGCAAGCCGTAGATTTCCAGATGGAAATATTATGTTAGAATGGTTACATGTTAATGGTCATCTGAAAAAGGTTCCCACTAATTTAGTTCTAATGACACCAAATACGCAAACACAACTTCCATTAAACGAGTTGAATGAAATGATTGCGAAACAAAAAGGTGTTGACGTCGAAGACCTAGCTGTATCAGAAGAAGGAAAAAGTTCCAAATCTAAAACAACTAAGAAAGACGATCCTGTTAAGACAACAAGTCAAAGTGTTTCTGGAGAACCAGAAATTGAAGTTCCTGAAGAACCTAAAGAATTATCGCCTAGTGAATTAAGAAGCAAGGCAGATAAATTGTTTAAGGAAGCCCAGTTACTTCGTAAACAAGCAGATTCAATTGATCCCCCTAAAAAGAAATCTAAACAGGTTTCGGTTGAAATTGAGTAAACTAGAATTTAATATTGATCTAACAGTCGGGGCTTAACGCCCTGACTTCACCTAAACTATCCAAAATGAAAAACTTATCAGAACAAACATACTTAGACGCATTAAAGAATATTCTAGAAAATGGCGAAGAGCGCCCTGATAGAACAGGAGTAGGCACCATTGGGCTTTTTGGTATTCAAATGAGATTTGATTTAAGCAAAGGCTTTCCTGCCATTACTACAAAAAAGCTAGCGTGGAAATCTTGTGTAAGTGAACTGTTATGGTTTATCGAAGGCAGTGGTGACGAAAATCGTTTGAAAGAAATTCTACACGGTGATCGATATAGTGAAAAGAAAACTATTTGGTCTGATAATGCGAGTGCGGATTATTGGGTAAAAAAACGCTTACAAAGACACCCAGGAGATCTAGGTCGAGTCTATGGTGTACAGTGGCGTAGATGGCGTAAACCGTTAGTCCGTATCAACAAGGTTGTATTACAAAATCACGATCAACTATTAGAATTAATCGCAGGCATTAAGTCAGATCCTTACAGCCGTCGACATATTATTAGTGCGTGGAATCCCGGAGAAATAGATCTAATGGCATTACCTCCCTGTCATATGATGGCACAATTTCATGTTAGTAACGGAAAATTGAGTTGCCATATGTACCAGCGCAGTGCCGATATGTTTTTAGGTGTACCATTTAACATTGCGTCTTATGCGTTGTTTACTCATATGATTGCTCAAGTATGTAATTTAGATGTAGGCGATTTGATTATTAGTTTCGGCGATGCTCATATCTATAAAAATCATATCGATCAAGTTAAAGAGCAATTAAGCCGTAAACCTTTTGCTATGCCAAATTTACAACTTAATCCTGCTATCGATGTTATTACTAATTTTAGTATGGAAGATATCGAATTAAAAGGGTATGAAAGTTACGAAGCTATTAAAGCGCCAATGGCCGTTTAAATTACAAGAACTTCAATCATACTAGAATAACCAATGTGATTTTCTAATGCTTTGGCAACAACAGCATTAGGATCATCACCGGGTTTAAATGCTTCAGCATGTTCAGGGAATGTGCTACTTACAAGCAAGTCGCCCTTATTAATTAGACCAGTAACTTTACATAATACTCGACCACGCAATGCTACATACGGATGTGTACGGTCATCACCGGCATCTGAGTTCATTCTAAACGCAGGATTCTGAGATATTATACCAATTACTCTAGTATCTGCGTGTTGGTTTGTAGATGTTATTTCAGCATCACCTCCAATAACAACTACAGATCCAATACTATAGAATTTATCAGTAGCATATCTTTCAGCTAAATCGGCGTACGATGCTTGAGACGCCGTAACGTTTAACACATTAGTCGAAGCATTATAACTCAATGAATGATTACCTGATAATTGAGTACTGTTACTAGATGTACTAGCAAGAGGCAAGTAATACGTTCCGGATACTGTATTTGTAATTTTAACGTTGGTAGCAGTTGTAGCAGTAACAGCAACTAAAGATTCTGCCGCTGTTCCCCAGAAATAATAACCGTTAGCCCTAGTAGATCCGTTAACATCAGCACCAGCTAATGTTATTCCTTGTTGTACACCATTAGAAAAATTACCATTTAATAGTGAAGTAGTCTTCGGTGTAAACTCGCTGTTATCTGAAATAGTTGCCACAGGAGTAGAACCTATATTTGCTGTTAATACAGGTATTATTACACTATTATCAGAAGTTGGAGATTCGTTTGACGATGTCCAAGCACCAGATGCTGTACTAGATACACTAGGTCCGATTAATATGTAATTAGTTCCATTAAATCCGTACAATTGTTGACTTTGAGAATTCCACCAAAAGTCTCCAGAAATAGAAGATTGAGGAGTAGTTGACTGTACATATAGATTTGCTAAACTTTTAAAATTGCTACCATCATAACATACATTTAATGTTTTACTTGCGCTATTAAACCATAACTCTCCTTGTATAGGATTACTAGGTGGAGTAGTGTTAGAAAAATTTTCTAACAGCTTAATAAAATTTTCATTAACAGGATCTCCATATCCTGAATAATTTCTACCTACTAAAAATAAATCAGTAGTTGTGTCCAACGAAGCATCGTTAACTGTAGTTAAAGTTGTTCCATTAGTTTTTGTTAAAATATAAGGCATAATTTATCCAGTTAATTACAATATCAATGCTTCAATAACACCTTCAGTGTCATTAAAGTCTTCAAGAGCAACAGCAAACACTTTAGTAGGATCACCATCTACATTGATAGATATAGCATGTCCAAAATTATGAGCTACTAAATCGTCGCCCTTACTTATTGGTCCGTACACTTTAACTGGTACTCTACCTTTCAAGGCAATGTATGTTCCACCTTGTAATTCACTATTCATCATATAAGCAGGATTTGTAGAAACAACACCAATTGCTCTAGCGGCAAATCCAGATTGTGTTACTTCTGCTGATCCACCTATCATCATTACTGTTCCAGGATCGTATTCTTGATCAGCAAGATATTTTTCTGCCAAGTCTGCGTATTGAGCAGTTGTAGATTGTCCATGCCCAACGCTATACCATATATCGCCAACACTATCTCTAGCTACAATTTTTCCAGCGTCAGCATTGCTAACAGATCCAACATCCACTGACCAGGTAGTATTATTACTTCCATCAAAATTGTCGCCTGTTAAATATGGTCCCCTTGCCAATGCTTCTGTAGTACTAGCTGTGATAGTAATATTTTGTGATCCGTCAAACGATACGCCGTTAATATTTACAGACTGGTGTAATTTAGAAGCCGAGGCAGCGTTATTTGCTGGACCAATTACTTGATATCCATTATCAGTTAAAATAGATAATTGGTTATGTATGTTATCATACCAAAAATCCCCAGATGTTTGATTTGTAGCAGTATTGCTATATTGTATGGTAGGAGCAGTTTTCCATATTGTGCCATCGTAAACATTTAATTTTAATTTGTTAACAGTTTTGTCAAACCACACTTGACCTTGTATAGGATTGTTAGGCGGAGCATAATTAGCAAAGTTTTCTAATAACCAAAGAAAATTATCATTTTGCGCAATACCAAAATTAGTAGCATTACGACCGATTAAATTTAATGATGTCGAATTATCAATGATTCCATCTGCTAGTCCATATGATAGCAAAGGAGTACCATCACTTTTTAAAATATTATAACTCATTCGATTTCCTTAAACTACTAAATTAGGAACATTACCTGCAGCACCTGTAGGATACGGTTTCCATAAACCGGACGCAGGCTCTATCCAAAATCTACGAATTTGATATCCATACGCAGATATACCGCCTAATTCAGTGTATCCGACAGCTACCCTAGCTTCTGTTCCGATAGATACACCTGCTTCGTGATATAAACTTACACTTGATGCCGGGGGGAACATTTTTGTTAATAATGTTACTATTAAATTATTTTGTGTCGACACAAATACGCCAGTAGCATCTATAGATCCTACACCATAAACAGCTACTGGAGTTAATGTCCCTAACTCAACTGTTAATGATAGATACTTATTAGTCAAATGTCCTGTATAATTAATATCTCCAAATACTGTTAATCCAGATACTACTGTGCTAGTAGTAGCAGTTGTTAGTGTTGTAGTACTGTTAAGGTAAGTAGTATAGTCAATAGGGCTCATTGTAAACGCTTGACTAGACATTAATCCTAAAGTAATTCCATAAGACTGTAATAACGATACTTGCTGGACATTGTTTAAGTTGTCTTTAATAGGTGTTGAAGGAGCATACCATCCAATATTACCTAATTTTGAACTGTTTGCTGGGCCTATTAAACTTACACCTGCAGATGTAAAAACTTTTAATTGACCGTTTGATGTATCAAACCATAAGTCTCCATTAACACCGTTAGGAGCAGATGACGATACTGTGGCGCCAGTTATAGGAGTAAATCCATTATCATATACTTTTAATCTTTTATTTGTAGTATCATACCATAGTTGACCTGTTAATGGACTTCTTGGCGGATTGCTAACAGTGTTAGCTGAATTTGCCAATACTGTTATAAAATTATTATTAAGTTCAGCTCCATAGGCATTTGTATTCTTTCCTATTAACGTTAGGCTAGTGGTATATTGATCAACTTGCCCATCAGGAAGAATTGTTAAAGTGGTACCGTCAGTGTTTAAAATAGTGTATGACATGTTATGTTTTTATAATGTAAGATATGAAACTAGTACTTGATGTAGCAGTTGTAGAATGTCTCATGTCTGGCAATTTACTACCATACGTTGTTTTAATAACATTATAAAGAGCACTGTAAGTACTAGTACTGTAAGCACTGCCATCACAAAGTAACCAGCCAGTTGGTGCCGACGTGCCTGCGTAAGGAGTAACCATGCCTGAGGGGGAAATACTGTTTGTTATTAAAGAATTTAATTGAGCAACAGTTACCGCATTAACTCCATTAGAAATTACAGAAGCATATATATTTCTAAAAGGATATGTAGATGATCCTATATCATAGGTTCCAACTGCCGCAGGCTGAATAATTGTTCCAGATCCTACACTAGCACCAATTGTTAATAATCCAGTACTTGTTGTTGTTCCAGAAACATTTAAGTTACCGTCAAGGTCTAATTCTCCTCCTACACTAATGCCACCTGCAACATCGATAGCGTTACTTGCGGTTGATGTTACTGTAAAAATTCCTCTAATAATAGAAGATCCGTTTACATCTAATGTGGCATAGTTTGTATTTGTATTAATACCAACCGATGTAGCATTAGCTGTAATTATAGTAGTTGTAGGACCAGAGCTAGGTGTTGCTTGTAATAAAATATTGCCACCGGGCACCGTATTAACAATCAACGCATCATTAATTAATTTTAAAACTTGAACATAATTACTAGAATCAGAAGAAGTTGTTAAAACTACTCCATCTCTACCAGGCCAGCCATTTTGACTATTTGTACTATCAGCTTGCCATCTAACTCTACCTGTAATAATTTGTCCTGTTATAGAAGAATCAGTTTTTCTTAAAAAAGAACTGCTAGCATAGTTTTGTCCACTTACTAACAAATTTTGAGAAGAATAAGCTGTACCATTTAATATCGATCCAACTCCAGAAGAATTAGATAAATTTATTCCCGGAACTAAAGTAGGAAAACCAGGGATAACACTTCTTGGAGTAAAAGATTCAGATGCTATAATAGAAACAATCTGACCATTTACATAATCTTGAATAGTGTAGTGAAGCTGATCTGAAGTATCATATACTTCTAAAGGTATAGATCCATTTCCATTAGAAAAAGCAGGCCCTACTAAATTCCAATTACCGTTACTATATATATTAAGTTGTGTATTACCTGTGTCAACCCACACATCTCCGTTCTTTAATCCAGCAGTAGGACTATTTTTTGGATCTGTAGATTGTTGATATATACCGCTAACACTAGGCCATCGAACAGCAGTAGCTGTTCCATCCATAACTCTTAAAACTTTATTTTGAGGATCGCTAGTATCATACCATAGTTGTCCTTCAATTGGATTAGCAGGGGGTATAGAATTAGCAAAGTTTTCTAATAACTGTAAAAAATTTTCAGCTGTCTTTTGACCGTAATTAGGATATCCTTTTCCAATTAAACTTAAACTGGTATCAACAGTATTAATGCCAGGCGGCATATCTGGTACAGTTATTGTCTGAGACTTTGACGGATCTGAAAAATTAAGTGTATATGGCATGTTACATTCCGTTAGTTAGACTTTGAATTCTAACTGTATATTCAATTTGTATCATCCTGTTTAATGACTTTTGAACAGGATGGAAAATAACGTGAGTTAATAAGTTACCAGTACCAATTCCATTAGGGCTGTATGCTTTTAGACCAAGCTCGTCGAACACAAAAGATCCATCGCTATTTGTAGCATTATCAAATGCTGCCTGGCCTGCGGGTTCTCCAAAATCTAATAAGCAATTAACTAAAACATCTGCGTATGGTGTCCCAGCAACATGTCGAACTTCCATGTAGTTTCTAGCAGGATCTAAATCGTAACTTTGTTGAGCATCAACTGTTTTAACATAAGTTTGGTTATATAAATCCGCACCTGAACCAATTGTGTTTGGTGTTAGATAAGTTATAATTCCAGTTTGATCAACTCTAGTTCCTCCATTACCAAATGCCATTTCAACAATAAAGCCGTAGCCTTGATTGCTAACACCTTGTGCTAACGCAATGGCCATATTTTCGTAATGTATAGCATTACGTTTATTGATGAATACTTCTTTGGTTTCGGGATCAAAGATTTTTATATGTCCTTGTACACTGAAAAATCCTTGTTCGTTGGGTTTATTTTGCTGATTCATAACTGGTTCTTTTGATAGGTTAACTAGATCTTTATTGTCCATTATGGTATTTATCCTTATGTTAAGACCCGTATCTAAAAATCCTAGGACGAGGCCAAACTGCTCCGCTAGCTGGTCTGTTATGCATATTAGATTTCGGATATACATTGCCCGAATTAAGTCTTTCCTGAACGTAATAAAGATATCTATTAGGAGCGCCTTGTAACCAATAAAGATCAGGAAATGGCGTTCCAGAATCAGTTAATTGGTTAGTAGTTGATACACTTTTAATGTAGGATAAAATTGTAGTAGCAGTTAATCCGGGATAAGTTTCCAATGCGCAAGCGAGAACTCCTGTTACTTGAGGACTTGCCATGCTGGTTCCAGAATCTATTTGAATATTGTAGGAACTGTTTCTTGGATCAATTACAGGACTTTGCCCTCCTCCATTTGTATATGTATTATTCCATGCGCTTGTAATATAATCACCGGGTGCCCAAATATTAATTCTAGTACCGCAACAACTGTAGTCTGCTTTTTTTTCTATAACAAGGGATCCTGCTGATCCAACACAAATAACATTATCTGCCGCACCGGGTGTGTCTCCTTGATTATACAAATAATTTGATCCATTTGAGGTTAGGTAATTATTGTAATCTTGTTGTGTTGATAAAAAAATACCTTCATACGAATTACCGGCAGCGGATACAATAATTATACCGTCATCTATAGCACTTTGAATATCAACTTCTGTAGGAGAAAATCTCGCAGGAGCAGTTACATTTAAATTATCATCACTAAAAAGACCGTAAGAGTTTATTGTAGATCCAGTAAACGGTCCGTTAATTGTTGTTCCTCGATATGTTATTGAAGAAATACTGTTAATAGGAATAGTACTGCCTATTCCCCAACTACAGTTAACAATTGTAGGATTTTGACGACCTGTTTTAGGATTTATAGGTTTAGTTTGATGCCATGCCCTAATGTAATCAAACACATAAGTAGCGGCATTAGGATTTGGATTTGTATCGTATGGGCTTATATTATATATAGTAGCATTTCTAGCCCATCCTTGTGAATTACCGCATGCAATTCCTGCTACATGACATCCATGATTGTTATCATCGATAGCATTTTGATTATTAGGATCAGTGTAAGGAGTATAGACATAATTGCCCACTGCTCCACCGGTTACAGTAGGATTTTGTAAAAACCAATTATATTCATTTTTTCTACTACCTCCTGTACCGTCTGCGTTAACAGCAAACTCAGGATGATCAGGAATAAAATGTCCGTCACAAATTACAACATCAACATACAGCCCTCCAGAATTAAGGGAAACATTTCCAGAAGCTTCTGTAGTACCGTTTGTCCCCCAACCCGATATAGTTTGACCATTTGTTACCCTTAATAATCCCCAATTTTTTGACTGGCTAGTAATATTAAAATTTTTTGTCCAATTATTAGAATGCTCTAAAGATTTTCTTACTACCGTAAGCCCCGAGTCTACCATGTTAAGTGTAACCGCATACACCCGAGGATCATTCCTTACTATTGATGCTTCATCATCAGTAAGCATGTAATGAGTATTTTTACTTATCGGTCTTCTTGCACAACATTCTACTGCTCTACTAGGAAGAGCAGAGAATATACCTGTACCAATATTTTCTATATCGTTGTATAGACTATCTAAATCATTAAAATCTTTAACTGATACAATATATTCTCTTACATTACTCATAATATTATTCCAATGGTAAAACTTTGAGCGATACTAAGACAGATGCTGTAGACAATCCTAGATTAGTTACTGCGGCATATATATTAGTTGATGTTGTTGCATCATTATTAAATCCAATTACACCAGGGCTAATTAGTTGAGAATAAGAACTTGTAGTAATAATTTCCGCCAATACGCCACTACCCGGAGTAGGATCATTTCCTTGTCCACGAGATGCGTCATTTGTCCTAGAAACAGTATCAGTATACAATCTTACCCACGAAGCAGTTGATACACTAATATTATAAAGAGCGTATGATTTAAATCCCGCAATTGTAATATTAGCAGTTACGTTATTTGGAATCGACGGAGTAGTACCGGAAATAATAACTCTCGATGAAGTAACACCGGCTCCAGAAGGACCAGAAGGACCAGTTGGTCCAGCAATACCCGAAGGACCGGTAGGGCCTTGTGGACCACCGGATGGACCAATGGGACCAGTAGGACCAGTTGGTCCTATAACAGTTACACCACTAGGACCACTTGGTCCACTAGGACCTCGTTGTCCGGCAGGGCCTTGCGGACCTTCAGGACCAGTAGGACCGCTGGGTCCGTCAGATCCGGGATTACCTGTATTTCCTTGAACACCTTGTGGTCCTTGCGGACCTTGTGGACCTCCTGCTGGACCAGGATCTCCAGTTATTCCAACAGGACCGCTTGGACCAGTAGGACCGCTCGGACCAGTAGGACCAGCAACATTGCTTACACCGCTTGGACCTTGTGGACCACTAGGACCAGTAGGACCAATTTGTCCAGGATTGCCTATTGCTCCGCTAGGGCCTTGTGGTCCGGGCACATTACTAACTCCGCTAGGGCCACTGGGACCTTGTGGACCTTGTGGTCCAGGAACATTACTTACACCACTAGGACCAGGAACACCTACACCCGTCGGTCCGGAAGGACCTTGTGGTCCAGTAAATCCTTGATAACCTTGTGCTCCAATTGGTCCAGTTGGACCTTGTGGTCCAGGAACTGTACTGCTAGAGCCCGGAGTACCGTTTATTCCGGCAGGTCCAGTAGGACCAATTGGACCTTGTGGGCCGCTTGGACCCACGGAGATGATTTCAGAAATTTGAGATTGTAACTCGCTGAAATTTAATCTCCGTGTTAATAAATTATCAACAACTATAAAATACGTACCATTTGTAGCTGTGTTAATTACTGGTAATTGTGTTACTTGTGTCATTTTATATTCCTTCTAACGGATTTCCTTGGTTGTCTGTTAATACTAGACCACTATCTGTAGTTAACATTGGATCTCCGCCGTAATAATATACATCAGGTAATTCAGCGGGTCTTGCTTGTAAAAATAATGCAGGTGGCTTCGAACTATTCATTAAAGATATAGTAGTGTTACTATTTACTTCATCATTCCAAACTGTGTCTCTAGCAAATTCTTTCTTGACTACTGTTAATTTTATACCGCTTTGAACACCGTCTAACAAATTCAAAGTCAACGCTTGTGTAGCAGTAGTAATGGTATATTCTGGAGGAATATACTGTAATCCTTTATATACAAATCCGTTAATAGATCCAACATCAACTGCATTTGTTTGTACCCATACTTTATTAGTATCGGCAGTGATATATGCTGTACCTAATGGAGAATCAGAAGGTAATAACGCAGAAGTTGAAGTAGTTAATAAAGTATCAAACTCTTGACTATCATAAGACAAAGTAATATCTTGTTGTAACATTCCTGCTTTTCTCAATCTTCTACCGCCATAATAAACTTCAACTTGATCAACTGCGTTAACAGCAGGCATAGGATCATTATACGGTGTACCAACTGGATTAGATTGTAAGATAATCCCATGACTTATATTATAACTCGATGTGTTAATAGAGTATGATGTAGTAGCAGTGCTAATAATGTAAGTGTTAACTCCTGCTGTAGTTAATTGGCTTTGGCTATATACATTTTCCGAGAACGGTACTGTTTGTTCAGGACTTTGGTCAATAACTTTAGTATTAATTTCTAGATAGTAGGAAGGACTTGTACCTAATGTAGCTCTACGCAATTGACTTAATACATTTCCATTTAGTTTGTAAAACTCAATACGTTCGCCTTCAATAATTACAACACCTGGAAGTTTTTTACTCACTAGCGGAGGTGTTAATACTGAAGAATCTGCTACATATATTTCAGTATCTGTAAATTTTAACGGTTGTGTTAAGTATGTTGTATTTTGTTTACTTAAACGTTTAAATGATGTTCTGTTAAAAATATCATTAAAAATTCTATATCCAAGAATAGTAGTTGCTAAAACAGTATCACTTATACTCATTATTTCAACAATATCAGTAGATTGAATAATAACGTTATCAGCAATTTGTACTGTAACACCGTCATCTAACATGACATATTGAATATCTCGTATTAAAGGAATACCGTTTACACGAACCCATACATAATTGTCATTTAGTGTAGGTCTGCTAATCTTAAATCTTCCATTAGAATTTCCAGGGAATCTTTCAGTTCTAATTAACATACTATCTTGATCAGTATACGTAATTACTTTAATTAACGACTGGGTTGTTTGCTGTTGTGCTAAAATTAGTGTTGATCCAACAATATTATAATCCCAACCACCGTCAGGTAATGATAATACAGCAATAACATCACCATTGGTAATTAATCCAGTTGTAAGAGTAATGTTAGCGTTAATAGAGTCGACTGTAAAATCAAATCCAGGATTTAAAGCAGTACCATTAATATATACACTTACATTAGATACATTAAATGCTCCAAATGGCCATGCGGTTTTATTATCAATAGCATACGTTAATGTAGATGGGTTAGTAACTGTGTAATAACTCACTGGAGGAGAATTTAAAATCTTCCATCCTAATCCATTATCATTAAGTTCAACAATTGCCTGTGCGGCAGCAGGTTCAATATTTCCCGGAGGATTTGATAAAGTAAATGTATACTGAGGGCTTCCACCGACTATAAAATCTTGTTCTCGTATTTCATTAAAATATTGATATTCGGTTCCGAAGAACCAAGCCAGCACATAATTTGATCCAGCTGGCATATTATAAACAACAACAGCGGCCTCACTTTCTGTAGATGAAACTGGACCTAATTCATACCAACACGTTGTATCCGCTAATCCAATCGTTGTTAAATTGTAACCTAAAGTTTGTCTAGGAACCCAAACACCGTTAACATAAACACTAGCAGTATTAACGTTGCCAATAGAAGAACCGCTTCGTACTTCCCCAACAGTTTCGCCGCTAGTAAACGATACACCAGAACTATCTATTACTCCAGCTTCGGCACCAAATTGTGATCCACCTACACTAACAATAGTATAACCAACAAGAGGGTTATTATTAGCGTTTGATTGTGGGCTAACAAGAATGTTATTATTTCCCCAATCAATTGTGAAATACTGAGAGTCAACAGATGATAAGAACGATGTTGAAGAAGAATACTGGAAAATTATCCCGTTATAAACTACCATAATACTAGGAATGCTAGTAGGAGCAATAGCCAATGTACTAGTTGTTATAGTATTTGTTGATACGGCAAATGATCCAGAGAATACTAAAGGTGCGCCTGATACATTCTTTGTATAAACATTAATAGCAAGAGAATCAGCAGTCTGTCCAGGAATTAATTCTTCAGGAGCAAATCCTTGATCACTAGATAAAAATGCGCCTCCATCAAAGTTAATATCTTCCGGATTTACACCTAACGCATTTACTAATGTTACACCAGTATCCGAACTTCCCCATGTGCCGCCGTCTATAACACTATCGAGTGAACTTGTATTAGAGTCAATTGACCAAAATTCAAATTTTTCTCCAACAACAATTGCTTGACTAAATGTACTATTAAATGTTACTTGAGATAAAGTACTATTAATACCAATAACTGAAATATCTTGTGTTATAGTCGAAACACTAAACTTGTCTGTTGTAGTACTAATAATATTAACTAACTGTCCTACTGATATACCAGTAGTTGTACTTAATGTAATTGTATTTGTTCCTATAGACGCTGTTGATGTTGCTGTTATTAGGGTATAATAATTCACATCAGTATCCCATTGAGAAATACCGTATGTTCCAGTATTGACTCCCCAAACAGTTGTATAATCAAAAGGTAATGATTCGATAATTGTTCCAGGATAATCAATTCCTGTCATTAATTGCCCAATATCTATTCCAGGCATACCAGAAGTAGGATTATAATAATTTAATATCCTGTCAACTGCATTAAACAACTCAATATTTTTATTATAAGTTATTGTTAATAGTTTATATTGCGTAGGAACATAATTTAAAAATATTAATTTACAAAATTTCTTATTATATCCATTATATTCTTCTGTATAATACTGTATTGTATAATCAGATGTTAATACATAAGTTCCATCAAGAGTAACAGTTATTGTGCTCTTATCAGGAGTTGCTAACCAAGATAAAACAAATTCAGTTTCTGATCCATTACATACAAATTCGTCAACATATTGTGTTGAATTAATTTGAGATACAGAACTTGTTCTATCAAATTTAATACCAATTTGATTTGAACGAACTTTGTTGTTTGTTAATTGAGCATACGCAGTTGCCTGTACCAGACTACTGTTTCCAGCCGAATGTAAAATAACAGACGGAGGTTGCGTATATCCACTACCAGGATTAGTAACTATAACTTGACTAACTTTTCCAGAAGTAATATATGCCTGAGCAGTAGCGCCTGAACCGTTGTCGCTAGGTGCTGACACTATTTCTACAATAGGAGGAATAACATAATTTGCTCCGGGATTTCCAACAGATATACTACCAATTTCAAAAGTATAATTATCGGCCCAAGATTTCCAAGGATAAGAATTTAATAACGAACTATTAATATCAATAGTTTGATACATACCAGTTTGCGTATTATAAATCGAAGGTAAATCAAAATCAGTTATATAAGATTGTGTCGGATCTACTACTGTTCTATTTGTAGTAAAACTTCTAATTTGTGTATGATAAGGTTTAACTTCTGACAAATAATCTTCGTAATAAGAAGTATCTTGTAATTTATAAACAGGCGGTTGTGTTAATTCTCCTGAATAATTTACTACATTAATGAACGAAGTTTTAAATGCCCAATCTAATAATTTTTGTTCTGATAAAGCATACTTAACTGCCTTGAAGAAGAACAAATTCCAATTAATTTTTAAATCAAGAACAAACAAGTCATTTCTTAGTGCTGAAAGAATATACCCTAATTCAATATCAGGTGTCTGATCGTATAGTGTTTGATCATAAGAATTTCCACTATCAAAATTTAAAGTTCCACTTATAGAATTCCAAATATTATCTAATAATTGAATTGTTCCATTTTGTTTGTATACCAAATTAAAATTAGTGTCAAACGTTCCAACGGCACCTGCGCTTGTATCGATTTGTTCTAATATAATATAGTTTCCGTCACCGCCATTTTTAACTTTTACATATTCTCCTATTTGTAAATTAGGTAATGTGAATAAATCATAGACAGCATCAACAGTATATGTATAATCTATATAAGGATTGTAATCTGTACTTTCCCAATCAATATATTTCCAATAAAGGGTTGTATTATATTTTTGTGTATGAGCTCTATCCCATCTTGATAAATTAGAATTCCAAACAAATTCTGCCCATTTATTATTATAGGTACTGTCAACTAAAACAATAACAGTATATGGTCTAACTGTTAAAGAAGGAGCAGTGTCATAACCAGCTCCTGGATTTTCAATTGTAACATTAACTAATTGACCTAATGAATTTATTTCTGTAGAAATAACAGCAGGCACATCAGACGTTCCACTTACTATTACGTTAGGAGATATTAAATATCCATAACCTGGATTTTCAATTGCAACACTTCTTACCTTGCCGTTATACATTGTACATTGTATAGTTGCCTGAACAAACTGTAATGTATTGATTAAACTTAACTGTTCATTATCTTCGACTATTTGATCATATTCGTGTAAAGAAACATCTGGAGGTAATTCTTGTTGATTTAAATTTGTAAATGAATAATTTCCAGTAATTTGATTTTCAGCCAATACTAAATTAGAAAATTCAATTAAATTTCTCAATGCTTCTTTTCTATTAACAAACATAGACTGTCTAGGTCTAATCTCAATACCGTAAGCCATTCTGCTTGATAAAGCTGGATCAGGTACAGGATTTCCTAAGCTGTCATGGCCTAATAAACTATCAAACAATTTTTTCTCTAATAGTGTATTAGGTACACTAGTAGCTGACCCTTCTTGTAATAATAACCATTCTGTATGTTTTTCTATAGGATTATTAATTATATCAGTAGCAACATTTAAATTAATTCTATTACCTACTAATAAATTTCCTACATTTGCTAAGGATACAGCATTTTTAGATAACACAGATGCGTATAAGTATCCATAACTTGTAGGATCAGCAATTAAACTAGATACTTGATAAGCACTAATTCTTCTATTCTTAACGTTAGGTATTGTAACTTTATTTTTAACCCAATAGTAATAATAATTGCTGAAAGAATTTGTTACAGGACTGTATATTTGTTTAACGCTAATAACACTATTATCAGCATACTTAGGTTGTCCACTTATACCTTCAGTGAGACCCGCTGAAGTATCTGCCTGAGAACTCCATTCGCTAGGCAAGTATTCAGAGCCTACCCATTCGTAAACATCAATAGTAGCTCCTGGGAATATTTGTCCCCAATTACTTCTACGATACTCTAATTCTCCTTGTTCGTACCAGAAATATTTTACTGTACTTAGATCCCACCATAGTTCACCAACATGGTCATCTAACCAATTAGTGTTGGTATCAACTACAGTACCAGATACGCCTATAGAATATACAGCAGGATCTGAAGCTGATTTATATCTTATTTCTTCTTGAGCAAGCCCCGGTAATTTACCTTTAACTGGATCTATTACATCAAGATACTCAACAATTTGTTCATTAAATGTATCTACTAATTTTACTGACTGGAATTGAGTTATATCAACTAAATCATCTTGGCTTCTCAAAGTTTCCCAGCTGTCAGCATTTACATTAATCTTAGAAAATTGATAAAAAGATGAAATAGTATCCCCATCAATAGCAGGTGCTCCAACATATATATTTTGATCAATAGTAACGCTTGTACCATAATAAGATCCAGAAGATTGTAAATCTGGGGACAAAGAATCCGCTAAATGGAAATTGCCGTTTGTAGATTTCTTTACATATATGTACGCAGTACCTGCGTTTTCAACAGAATCAGTGAATACTGTAGAGCTAGAATCTTCAGTAGTTCTATCTTTATCAAAAATAGTTTTAACAGAATAATCATACCCTACTGAACCAATTACTAACGTATTACTTAATGTATTAATATCAATAGATCGGCCAAATTTCATACCAGCACCAGGCAATGGATTTGATATAATCTGAGTCAATGTAAACGATCCGTCTGAAGAAGTTGTGTAAATTGCTACTTTGCCAAACGATTGGTCTTCATTACGAAGTTCTGGTGCTGTAATGACCAAATAATCTCCTTTTGGTGAGATCGCCATAGCTTCACCAAATCTTGCGTTAGGCAACCCAAAAGGTGATTCAATAATTTGAGAAATTAAAGATAAATTTGAACCTGTATATATTGATACAAATCCTACTCCGTTATTCCAATTAGGCGCACTAACAGCAATTTTCTCTGCGTTGTTAGATCCTTCTATACTATAACCCCATTGGTCTCCTGCTTGAGTTCTAGGATTCAAAATTTCTATACCAGTTGTACCAGTATGAACATTTATAATAGACGAAGTAGCATCTACAATATATGAATAAACATTGCCACCAAATGTTGATGTAGTCAAGGAAGGAGCCCCTACTAATAATATTTTAGTAGAAGTACTTTGTTGAGCATATATTGAAGAACCAAATCGTTGATTATCAAACGGATCAGGACTTAATAGTACATACGTGCTTGTTCCTTCTTCGAATAAAATAGGATCAACGCTACTAATTTTTACAAGTCCCTCTTGTGCATAAGACGATGCTATTCCTGTACCGGTTGAGTGTCTTACTCCACCGAGCGGAGCAGTCGACGACGTAGAAATTACATTACTTGTACCCGGAGCTCCTGCGAATATTAATCCATAGCCAGTTTGATTAAAATTAAAATTATCGTAAGCAATGGCAGAACCAAATTCAGTAGAATTACCTACAGTATAATACTTTAAACTCGTATCTTTATTGCTATTAATAGTATAACTAAATTGGAATTGAATTCCATTTGTTGATTCGTTATAAACAAATACTCGACCTAAGTCTTGATTTTTTTCGTAACTAGTAGCACCAACAATTAAAGTACTATCACCTTTTTGTTTATATACAGTTTTACCTAAACTTTGATTACTTATTTGTGAAGAAGCAACAATAGAACTAGAAGAATAATTATTAATCTTTTGATAAACTGCCCAACGGCCAGTTCCATCGTTGTCTACCCACAATTTAGAACCATAAGGTAACGACAACAATTTAGTGTCAGACGGAATAGCTTCAAATGTCGGAAATCTATAACTCTTAAATTCAAACATTAATCCCGGTCCTGGGGTGGCTGTAGCAATAGATCCCAAATTCGTAGATACAGTGAAGCTAGTTAATGAAGGAATAGATGTAATCTTATAAACACCATTAACCTGATCATCAAATTGTGTTATTGAAACAATCGATCCTACAGATAAATTATGAAAGTGATCAGTAGTGAATGTTAATTGAGATAACGGTATACTTACATACACACCAATTACATTAGAGCCGTTCTTTTCGTAGCGAACAACATCCCATTCACCGTTTGATTTAAATCCTATCCAAATAGTATTTCCAACAGAAATATTACTATTATTAGCAATATCTAAAATACTATTTTCATTATATGCCGTTGAATCAACATCATCAATTCTAACATACCCAGCAGTGTTTAATTGTAAATCATTATCATAATACGTACCAGAGTTGGTAGAAAATATAATATCAGGATTAAAGTTTGTAGGAGTTATTACTACGTCAGACGGTAATATATAATTAACTAAATCATTAGAATTAGAAGGCTTTGAAGAAACAACACTAAGAATTTGAGGATTCTCAATAAATGTACCTTCTGCTAAAGGAAATTCTATTTCTTGATATGTTTGATAAGATCCGTAGTTACCAACACGGAACGCCCATTCTTCAGTATAATCAATTTGTCCTTGTAAATTGTTAATAGTCGCTTTAGCTAATTTACTAATAGAATTTTTTGTGCCTTTTTCTTTAATATAACCTTGATAAAATTTATATTGAGCAATAGGATCAGTAAAGATGTTATTTAGGTAAACACGAGGAGTATACCCAATTAAATGCTGTGCCATTTTTTGTTGTCCAGCATCAAAATTATCAATGTCTAAACTATAGAAATCTTCAAATTGATTAATTTTGTAATCAAAATTTGGAATTAAATCTGCTACAGGTTTAGATCCTAACAAAATCCATCCATCAGATGTATTAAAACTTTCTGATCCTGATATGTTGTTAGCGGCAGAATAATAATTACTGTTAAATTTTACAACTGATCCATAATTATAATCAATATATTGTTGCCAATTACTAATTATTGCTTCGTCGTAGACAAACCCTGGACTGAATAAATCGCCTTCCCAATTAGACGTTCTAAATCCAACTAATTTCATTCTTAGCTGTCTGTATCCTGTCTCAATATCAAAAATTGTATCATTGAAAATAGTAGAATTATTAAACACCATTGCGTGTTCTTTTTGTACAGAATTTAATTGAGCAAAATAAATTCCTTCTGTTGTACCAATAGTATTAATAGTACAAACTCCAGTTTGTCTATTAACATTTAAATTGTGTTGCGGGAACGGTTTTCCATTAGCAGTTAAAATACTATATTCATAAAAACTGTTGAATATATTATCAACTACAGAATTAGGTAAACTAAATTTAATTTGATCAGCAAAAGGACTTAATGTAATAATACTATTATCTGCCCAATTTTGTGTTGTCCAATATAAAAATTCTTTAGCACTAAAATTCCAATCTATTAAAGAATTTAAATCAGGATTAAACTCATCAAATATAAATCCTTGATTAATTAACCACTGGCCATATCCAATAATAAAATCATAAACTTCTTGTAAAGTCGAAAATGCCGTACCGTATGATACTTGAGTAACTTCTTTGCTAAATTGACCAACTGTCTGAACTGTTACTCCTCCTATAATAGGAAGAGAAGGTAGTATAGCAAATAGAGTAGGATCAAAGTTTGTGCCTGATCTATGACTAACTTTAACTCTATAATATCTATTTCCATAAAGAACAATTTGACCTGCTTGGTAAAATACTCCAGTCGTAGACGAAACTGCTGTTGTAGTATCAACTTCAGATAGTCCGGTGTTGCCAGATGACGAACTAGCAGTCCATACTATATAAGGTTCTGATACTCCACCTACAGTAATTGCCGGCGTTGTTGAATTTCTACTAGGTTGATAAACATTAAAATACGGATTGTATTTGTCGTAACCTTTAACAATAAATTCTCCGTTAGATTTTTGTATAATAATTCCGCTTATACCAACTGAACTAACAGGATTACTTACATTTAAAAATAGCTGGTAATCTTCTTGTGGCAATAATGCCCCAGGACTTGTAGAAGTAGGATCATACGCATCAATAATAATTTGTATTTTATTCTTGCTAACAAATCCGCCAACTTTGTGGAATAATCTTAAATCAAGATAAGATAAATCATTTTGAAGAGTTGTTAGATACCCACTACTTCTTTGCTGGCCAATTTCAGAAATATAAACACTGTATCCGCTAGTAAGCGTATTTTTGTCTGAGAATACTATTAAATTTTTAGGATTTAAAAATTCATAATCACTACCGTACGTCCATTGTCCGCTAATGTTTAAATTCATTCTTGATGTATCATACATCAAAGCAGTATATGAAGCAGGCTTAACTAACGCTAAAAGTCTTTGAAGAGCAAAAGGATAATAACTACTTCTTCTCCAAGCAGTTTCAACTGGCCCTTGGTCTCCAAACACAAATGAGTTTCGTCGACTAAAAAGTGTTATATTTTCTACTAAGAAAGTATCTGGATTTTTTAAATTACCGTTTTGATCAACTGGTAAAATTTTACTTAGACCAGGACGAGCATAGAAAGGATTTACTCCAGCAGTTGGGCCATCAGCAATCATACCCGCTTCTATATCTCCCCATAGGATATCATTCCCTGACGTATAAGGAGCAGGACCATATTGAGCGGTCCACCATTCTGGTTGTTCAGTAAATCCTAACATTTCCCATGGTGTAAGATGAGGAGTGTCTGTATCATAGAAATATCTATAAACATTTCTCCAATATCCATTTACACTTACACCTAATGTATTATTATACCCGCCTGTGTAGTTCCATGTAAATGAATTAGTATCGTCCACTGAATCGTTTTTAGAATAATCGATTCCAAACAACCCTGCCCATTTTATAAAATCTCTTTCTAAAACTTCATTGATTTCAGTATATGTATAATCACTATTCCTAAATGCGCCAGGTAGGATAGAATGAATATCAAATAGTTCAGGTCTATATAAAACTTTGATATTATTATAAATTCTTGTTTCGAGTTCTAAAATTATTTGATCTCTATAATCATTATAAGCAATGGTGATACTACCGTCATGTCCTCGTATTACAGACTGTGGTCCTGAAATATAAGTATCATCGACATAAATTTCTGGAACATATTTAGGATATAATCCTAATTTTGTAGGAGTAGGCGGAACATAGCATCCTTCTGTGCTATAATAATCTTTAACTTCAATAGCATCTCCAACATTTAGTGTAACTAAAAATTCAATTGAAGAATCATTCGAAATAAAAATATAATCTCTACCATTTATTAATTGATTACCATTTAGATAAACTAGCACAGATCGTAAACTTAATGATGTAAGATTAAAATCTGAACTAATAGGGTATACTGTGTTTCGTGTACTTGTTACTGTCCATGTTCTAGTTGTCGTATCTTGTCCATAAGCAACCATGTCAGATAAAGAATATGAAGAAGTACCTTGTTTATTTTTATTCAATTCTGTTAATACAGTATCAACCGCGCTTACATAATCTGTTTGATTTGATAATAATGACAGTTGTTTTAAAAACTGCATTTTAAATTCGTTGTATTGATCGCCTGCTTTTTGTATAGCATCAACAACATTATGTTCTTTGTTTCCAATAAAGAAACTAGGAAATACCATAGAATTAGCATTTGAAATTAATCGTGTTCCATATTTTGAAGGATTTGGAATATCTCTCAAATTATTAATGCCTTGCGAATTTCCTGTAAAATCACTATCTCGGTTAATCATGGTATTAACATGATCAGTTATTTCCGACAATGTGAATGTAGGGATAGGACCATTCAGTGGGTTATTTGTAAGCCCTAACGGAACATCATATACTCCATTAGGAGTTGGAATCTGATAAGGTTCTGCTTGTTGCCATACATTAAAGTATTCATTTCCTATTTTTAAATAAGTTATACCTGTGGAAATGTTAATCAAAGTTTGATCTGACTGAGATATAGAAATAGTATCTGTAGTAAAATAATTTTTAAAAAGATAACTACCTACGCCTACACTATTTTGATATTGTAAAGGAAATCCTAATATAGGATCATTTGTGCCAGTTGGAGCAATATCATAACCAAAGATTTTATTTCCTAAGAAACTGGAAGAATAAACAGTAGTATCGCTGTAACTTTGTCCTTGGTTATCAAATAAATCGAACAACGGAGATTGATTTAAAGTAGTATGTTGTTGAGAGTATACCCAAGAAACTCCGTTGTACCACCAAGATGTTCCTGAATTTACAGTCCCTTTATCAATTATAATAGATGATTTATATAAAGGAATACTGTCAACTGTTGGATTTAATTTAAGAACAGATTTACCATTTACTGTTACAAATGTAACTTCATAGACTCTGCCTTTTATTAATTCATCAACGTCAGCATTAAAAATAACCCTATGACCTTGTTCTAATAGTACACCGTCTATATGGTATCCAAATGAGCCTTCAACTGTCTTAAATGCGTCAAGTGTAGTTGTATCAATTAAATCTACTGTCGGAGCCGATGTTGTACCAAAATTATACAGTTGTATATCAGCTTTAAATTCAATAATTGGTCGTTGAGCTCTCTTATCAGAAGGATACACTGGTTGAGTGCCATTTAATTCCGCGCTCAAAGTGATTACATCGTGATGTACCCATCTATTATATCGAGACCAAGGATTTAAATCTTGACTGCCTCGATTAATTGTAATATATTCTGGTGTGATAGGTAATTGTTTAAATGTATCAAAAGGATAATCATCAAACAATGTAGCATCAAAATTATCATCAAATTGATTTGACATAACTTGTGTAGCAGATAGTGATTCATAATCAACTAACCGAATTGCTGTTCCAACTCCTTCGACAAAAAAATCTTTATTTTGATAGTAAGCAGGCCTAACATCCCCGTCAAATCTAATTTTCATCCCATTTGATAATGTAACACCATTTCCTGATGTATATGTTTTCTTACCAACAATAGATAAATCTACATCTATATAAGAATTCTCGTCAACAAATCTAATTAAAATCTCTCCATGATTTACTGATAGGTCATCAGTCGCATAGTATAACGTAGAAGGAGTACTAGCATCAACAGTAAATGTAATTACTCCAGTTGATGTTCCATTATTAATAACACCGTTATATAAATCTCCATTTCCTAAACTAGGAGAAGTTTTGATATAAAAATTGTTAGAAGAATTAACTTCAAAATAATATGTATTCCCTCTATATAATTTTATAAGAGGATTAGGTGTTAATCCATCAGGAGTTAAAATAAAAGCAGAATTTAAACCGTTATCGGATACAATATATGTACTAGTTGTATCTTGTTCTTGTCCTGTTATAACTATAGTTTCTGGGCCTGTTGTTAACCAATAGTATTCTTGATAGTTAACAAACTTATCCCAATCAATATGAGGATCATAAGAATAAAAATTTGATCTATATAAACGATCAAAATTATTATCTATTCCTCCCTGAACTATTATTTCATTTGACAAGTCATCAATACCGATAGCTTTTTTGATGTTACCTGTATTGTCATTAATAATTAATGCTGGCTCTAGTTCATAATTTCTTCGTATATCAGAGCCTTGAGATATGTATACATCAGAAGTTGAATACGTAACAGTAGCAGTAGTGCCGATATATCCGTCGATTCTTTCTAACTGAGGAGGTTGTATAAGTTGATCAAGTGTACTAGATAAAAATTTTGAGTTTTTATCAGTTCTGAAAAACTCGGGCAATAGGTTTACTGATTTAATACTGTTGTTTGCCATTATTAGCTTCCGCTGTTAGTAATTATAAATTGTGTGTTTAATTGAGATGCTGTAATTGCGTCTATAATTTCAATGTTATCAACTGTAGCACCGCTTATAAAAATTTCGTTACTTAAACAAGTAACTTCATATAAACTTCCAAAATTGTTAACTTGAGGAACAATTACAAAATTTGTAATATTAGGAGTTAGTGTATTCATTACATACGTTGACAATTCACTAAAATTAAATGTTTGTCCGAAGTCCCAATTTTCTAAAGCAAAGAAATTATTAATAGCATTTAAAATTTGTGTTTTTAAATCGTTATCACTAGTAGGTATAGAAGAATTTCTCACCGCTTTAAAAGTTGCTTGTAAGTTAATAGGTGCTTGACTTCCAAATAATACTTTATATTTTACAGGTTGAAATATAATTTCATCACTTATAGTTTTAATTGGTTCTAGTTTCGATGAATAACTAGATTCAAGACTTTGACTTGTAGGAGATTGTGGTTCTGTTCCAGATCCTGTAGATAACCAATTCCTATAAGCAGTGTCATAAGACGATGTTAATAAGTAAACATCCATAATGTTACTCTTACTAGGGTCTATTCGACGATCTTCTCCACTATTATGAATATAGTGAAATTTTAAATCTGATCTACCAGGATAAGCAAAATAGCTTGATTGATAAACCCAAGGTGTTCCGTTGTAGTATCCAGATAATGAAAAACTCTTAACAACATTTTCAGAAGGATCATAAAAATAATATAATGACCCATCATCCGGTAACGATAAAGGATTTAGTGTAACATTAGATTCTGTAGGATAAGCAGTGAATAATGAACCATCAACTAACTGATATCGTAACCCGTCGGACATTTTTTGAAAATAAACAAATTTATCTTCATATCCTGTTGACGAATTTGTTGAAGTAGGAGAAACAATGTTATCAAAAGTGTCAGGATCAGAAATTTGTCCCGCATTGTTATAATCATATAAACTTACTTTAACTTTAGCAGGATTAATATAACCGTCTGGCTCGATGACAGGATTATCAATTTGCCATAAGTAGTCTTTTCCTAAACTTAAAGAGCTTGTTGTATTAAGTGTATTATAAGATAAAACAGTGACCTGATCTTTAATAACTGAATCAGTTGTATAATCATAATTAATGCTGTTTGGATCTATATAAAAAGCAGTTTCTGCCACGCTTTCAAAAATATAATCAGTTATTCTGTATCGAACATTATAACCAATACCAGTCCATGTAAAAGAAATCATCCAACTTGCATCTCTATTTGAATTTGTTATATCATTTTGATAAACTAAACTAAACGGATTGTTAAGATCAATGTTAGAATCTGTTATAATATTCCATACTCGATTGGTAGAATCAAAACTTAAACCAAAGTTTTTTTGACTTAACGCTAAATTTACTAAATCAGTTTCAAACGCATAAGACAATACGTTAGCAAACTTAGGAATAATTTCTGTAGGAATAGGTAATATTTGATTTCCACTATTATCAGTAGTACCAGATACAATGTTGCTTAATATAACAGGACCAGTTCCATCCGATAAAGCACCTAATCCTGAATTATTACCGTCGCCGATAACCTGAAGAATAGTAGACCAAATGTAACTTGAAGTATTTTTCCCAGGAGTATTAACTAACGTGCCTGTACTTGAAAAATAATATCCTGTTGGGGCAACAAATTTTACTAATGCTCCTGTTGAAACATAAGATAAATTGCTAGAAGAAAATAGTCCCACACTTTGCGATTGTATATTACTAGTAGTAGGATCTATAACTTGAAAGTATCCCCTTGACTGACCAGAGACTTTATTAACTTGAACCCATGTTAAATTTAAAGAAGATAAATCAGGTCTACCATATTGATCAAAATAGAAAGACCTTAAACTAGGAGAAGAAATAACAGGTTCTACTTGTTTTTTAATAATAGACCAAATATCATTCTTATTTGTAAATGTAAATTCAAAATTTTCTTCACCAATATTTTTATAGATAATTCCGTCAGACGCAAAAATATTTGTTTTACTATATTTTCCACTAACATCACTTAAATCAAAATACTTACTTAAACCGCTAGAAATTCTATTAATAGATTTTGATTTTAATATATCACTGCCTAATGTTAAAGGAGCAATATTATAATCCTCAGCAGTTACCATACGATTTTGTGTATAATATGCTTGTGGTGCTTTAGTTTGTATGCTAGTGTTTGTTTCTGCGCCAGCACTATTACTCACTGTATATTGTAAGCCCATGGTCACTGTTAAAGTTTGACCTTGACCGATTTTATTTGTATAAGGAATTTCAATAACAATTCCACTCATTTGATCAGGCTTAATTGTATAAGTTAATCCATTACTTTGTCTATACAATAATACAAATTGTCCTTTTGGTAAATTTCCAAAACTACCGTCGGCAAAATTTAAATCAATCTGATCTTGATCTCTTGATGTAATACTATAAATGTTTCTCTGATTAGAATTTAAACTATTATAGATAATGTTATTGCCAGTAGTGCTTTGTACTTTATCCCATAATATAGAATAATTTCCGCTAGCATCTAATTGCCACAACCATACATCAGTATCATTAATATTAGGAGTATTAACTCCTATAATTTCATTAGGTACTGGATTAGTAATATTAAAATTAGCCAATCCTAGTGTACCTTGTCGGAATTGTATAAAAAATCCTGTATTACTACTACCAGACCCTTGATTGTCATTTTGATATACAAATCCAAATGTATTAGCTGGCTTAGGAGCTTCTTCGTATACAGAAGATGCTCCACTAAAAGAAGAACTAACAATTTCAAAGTTCATGTTAATTCCGTTAACCGGTTTTAAAAAACTATATACCGGCACATCTGTATTAGAGCTGTTAATTCTATATTGTTCTGTTAAAATTCCATTAATGGTTGATCGATCATACGGTTTGCCAAAAGCAAACGATCCTGCCATTGAAGAATTTAATATTGTAATAAACTGTTGATACCAATTTGTATTTGTAGGGTCATTCCAGCTAATAGTACTATTGGCCAAATTTATACCATTGGCATCAATAATATTATCAGTAGTAGAAATCGCTGTAACTTTTAAAAACCCATTAGCAGGAACATTTCGAGTAGGAGCGTAACTAATTAACTGGGCAAGCCTTAAAATACTATCTCGTCGAGTTGCTGTTTCTAAAAAGTTTTCACGAGCATTTAAATCTATACGAAAACTTAAATTTTGCCCCATATAGGCAATAAGATCGATTAGAGCAATATATTCGCTACTGTCAATAAAATCATTAAAATCTTCAGGGTAATTTTGCTGAAGATAAGTGATCATTGTACGACGCAATGTTTCAAAATCATAGCTTTGAAAATCTGCGTTACGGTAGCTTTGATAGATTTTTTTCCAATCTTCAGCTACTAATAATTTGTTGTTTGTTGAAGGAATCATAATGTTCTAATATACCATATTTATTGTAAAAATTATCCTGGTATATTATTGCACTGTTAGGCCAATTTCTTGATCAAACTGTAGTCTTAAACTAGCACTTTGATCAGTTCCTTTTAATAACAGAGTTAATTCTAAAATATACCCTTGCTCGTATTCGACTAAATTTATTTGCAATGGTGTAACACGAGGATCGAAATTACAAATAGCAGTTACATCATCTTGTAATGCTGTACGCACATCATCAGTTAACGGTTCCATTAATAAATCCCAAATGATTGTCCCAAATGTTGGATTCATTAAACGTTCGCCCTTCCTAGTATTGAAATTGTTAATGATGTCTTGTTGTATTAACGCAAAATCATACAATCTACTACCAAAGTTAGTGTTGTCCTGAGAACTAAATCCTTTATAGAACTGGCTTTGCTGTGTAGCCGCTTGAGCTAACGCAGTATTTGAGTTTCCGATTTCAATGTTTTTATATGGCATAGTGATATTTATTCATATTATTTTGCCCCAGTTTGTACTGGATTACCGGAACTATCTGTAAGAACAAGACCTGCTCCTGTACCTACTGTACCACTAGGAACTACACCATTAGTTTGAAATTTTTCTTTGTAGTAAGCGTAAGCCGCTTGTCGTTGCGCTAGACCATTTGTTCCGCCATTAACTACTTTAGTAACTGCTACACAATCATCCCAGTTATATGAAGGGTCTTTAAATCTATAACCTTTATAAACATTAAAGAAATACAAAACAGATTTAGCGGCCCATTCTAGTTCCTCAACAAGCTCAGGTTGTGCTTCAAAATCAATGCCAGCATTAAAATATTTTGTCATCTTACGATAAACATCTCTACCAGTGAGTTGAATAAATCCTCTACCCTTATATCGTACGCCGTCACCCGGTTGATTATTACCTAAATCAGTTCTGCCTTCATATTCTGCTCCGCTAGCGTATTCTTTAAGTGCCTTAAATCCGGCACTTTCAACTTTACATTGTGCCATCCATGCGGCAAGTTTAATAGGATCAGTTACTCCGCCGTTAACTAATACTGCTTGTAGGTATTGTTCGTTAGAAGCGGCATTCTTACTTAATGGAACTGCTACTGGATTATTATTAACATTAGGTGCTACACTTCCGTCTGTAGGAGCAGGTGGAGCAGTCGGGCTAGTTTTGCCGTCTGCAGGAGCTGACACTCTAATGTCTGTTCCGTTTGATGTATATAATTGAGGATTAACACTTTCATGCTGATCCCAAGGTTCATGTGTAGGAACACGCTGAAGAATTGTAGTAATATTTCCTGCTTTAAAGAAATTACCATTTGCCCAACCTGAACTAGCAGATCTGTTAGGAAGATTAAAAACTTCAAAAGGATCAGGCTGTTCTGCTTTAGCTCCTGTTTGAGCAGTTGCGGCGGCAGTTGGACCATTCATATCAATTCTACCAGCAGTCTCAATATGATGCGAACTACCAATATTAGATGTGCCAGATGCGCTAACTTTCCAATCTGACCCAGATGATTGATTTAATGTAGCGGCAGAATTGAGATACATGTCGCTACCGCTTAAGAAGTTAGATGTACCACCTGACGTTAATCTCATATCTCCACCAGAAGTAATATTAGCGTTGCCATTTAGAGTTATCTTTCCATCATTGTTACAAAGTAAGTAAAAACGATCAATAGCGTTAATCGACATTCCGCCAAAGGCGTTCATATTAATATCTCGTCCTGCTTCAATGTTTACATCTCTATCAGCACGGAAATTAAAATCTGCTTCCGTATGAATACTAACACTATCAGCGGCATAAATGTCTAATTTACCTGCGCTGGTCATTTCAATCCAAGCAGTTCCTTTACTATTAGCAATATAAATTAAATCCTGACTATTATGTAAAAGTATTTGATGTCCTGTTCTTGTGCGAATACGAACTAATTCATTTTGCCCATTAACATCACCGTCATCCATAACAAATGTACTACCGCCTAATCGGCTTACTGGAGCTTGCCTATTACCTTCATATCCTATCTTACCTCTTTTTGCCCCAGGACTAGTATCTAAAGGACCAGGAGTTGATATACCAAATACACTACTAGGAACTTCTCTACGAGCACTACTCGAAGTCACGCCTCTAGTTGTGTCTAATAATAACCCCTGAGCCAATAATCTATCAGCAAAAGGATGAACAGGTTTAGCAATATTGTTTACATTAGGATCACTTAATTTTTGAGTTTTAGTTAAAAACTCTGCCACTGGCAAATAATCAGTTCCGTACTTCTGTCTTTGTTCAGGAGTAACTGCTACTTGTTTGCTTGCAGCAATGCCGGGAACCATATGATTTTGAAAATCATCAGCGACGCAACCCATCCAGTAACCTTGATTAGGATCTCCATCAATGAATATAACCATAACTGTAGTGCCAACATCAGGAGGTACCATCCACATACCGTATGACTTTTGTACATCATTAAAGTCACTACTGTTATTGCCTTCATACCTAGCAGATGTTACTCCATAAAAAGGACTCAAATAACTAACAATATATGTTTCACCTTGATCTTTTACAGAATTGGGTATACCTTTCAATAAGGCAACTTCCATACGTCCCATGTAAGTAGGGTCAAGCAGATTGGTTACCTCTGCTAAGAAAGGTCCCGGAGTTCCTAATTTTCCTCTACTGCGTTTTTCAAATGCCATTTATTAACCTAACATAAGTTTATCTAAGGGACTAGTGCCTTGACTTTTACTACCAAATTGACTTGTAATAGAATTCGTTAAATTGGCAGTTGATCCTACTGCGTTTTGTGCTGTTGCTAATCCAGATTCTACTGATCCCGAAACACCGGTTATATTCGAAAGTTGTGAATTAGCTGATGCTAATTTTCCGGTCATTGAAGCTACATCTACTGAATTAAGTTGTGTGCCTAGTCCTGCTAACGGATTATTTAATTTACTGTTAACTGAATTTAAAATACTCTTGGTTTCATCCGGGGGCAACAAATCACTTGAAATTTTAGATACATCACTTACACCATACGCATTTGCTAACGCTTTAACTCCTCCTTGCGCTACAAGGCCAGAAAGAAAAGATTGATCAACTTCTGGTCCAGGTGCTGTAGCAAAAGGTGTTGTAGCAGGCAAATTAGCTAATTTACCCGCAGGTATATAATCTAATACTAAACCTTGCGCTGATGCGGCAGACAAATCTGTGTTACTAGGAACTTCACTTGCTAGGTTCCCTGCTTGCGTTAATATCTTAGACTGTAAGTCAGGAGATAATCCTGCTAGTTGACCGGGATTAATTCCAAATTGCGCCGCTAATACAGTGGGATTCACAACATTAGTTTGTAATCCTGCCACCTGATTGCCTACATTACTTACTAAAGATACAGCAGATGCTCCTATACCATTAACTTGCGTTAAATTGTTTGTAACAACTGAGGTAGCCGCAGATAAAGCATTAGAAGGAGAAATTTGTGTTAAATTAGATCCCATAATCGAAGCCTGAGTTATATTACTAGGCATAGATATTGTTGCTCCAACTCCTATTCCAGATCCTTGTACAGGTACCAAACTATTAACAGCAATAGCATTAGCGCCAATATTTGATACCAATCCAGCGGCAGCCGATGATCCGTCTACTGAAAAACTTCCTCCTAACGTATTTCCTACTTGTGCTATAGATGCGACAGATCCTAATGTTGATTGGTTTAGTAGTCCTGCGGCACTTAATCGTATTCCAGATGCCAATTGATCAACTCCGCCAGGAGTGCTTCCGCCAAACACACTAGCTGCCGCGGTTAATTTTCCAATACCGCTAGTAACTGCTCCGCTAACTTGATTCAACAAGTTGTTTACAGATCCTCCTAATCCTCCCAGGGCTGCAGTAAAATTACTTAATACACCAGGTAATCCAGGACTAGGCAACCCTCTGCCTAGTTGTAATAATAAGTTTGCTGTAGTCGGTCTAGCACTAGGATTAGAAGCAATTGTAGCATCTGGTATAACTTGATCCAATGGATCTGGTTTAGTAACTAATCTATTGGCAGGATCGCTTATAGGTCCAGCAACATTAGTTTGACCAGGTACACGAATAATATCTAATTTTTGCTTAAATTGCCCTTCATGAAATGTGCTTACTACTTTGTTAACTCTATATACTCCACTGAAAGGAACTTTTTCTGAATCAAAATACATCAAGCCGCCATCGTCGGCGAAATTTCCAATATCTATAGGATTATTAAAAACAATAGTTACTAAAACTTCACCGAACTGATGATCTGCTTCACCGTCTCCTGCTACTCCTCTGCTTACAGGTTTTGGATTATAATTTCCTATACCTCCTGTAACTAGAAAAAACGGATCTCCTAAAATTTCAAGTTCGCCTGTGAGCATACTTGCCTTACTGTTTACAACAGCCTGGTGCATGTTTTTAGCTAATATAGAATACGGATCTGTTTGAACAGGTCCAGCATTGCCACCTAGTTGTTGTACTTGATTAGGTCGTTGATCAACTTGTTCTCTTGCCTGTCCGTTAGCATCAGGCGTACTTGTCTCTGCTGAAGAACCACTTTGTTTAGGAACTACACTATTGCTAGGAGCGGCTCCGGTTTTTGAGGATATTTGATCATTATTACCTAGTGCACTAGGTATTGCTTCAAAGAATAATGTATTAAAATTTAATTTAAAATTAAGTACATCGACATTTTGTCCAGTATATATGTAATTGTAAGTACGTAAACTTAATAATGCTAATTTTGATTCATCAATTTTTAAAGAACCATATCCAGGTATTCTTGTGTAATGTATTTTATAAGGAGTTACAACATAAGTAAATTCTTGAAAAGGTTTTTTACTAATATCATCTATAACGTCTAGATTCTTAACTTCCATCTTAACAAGGAAGTAGTCCATAAATCCAAATTCATCTAAAGTTTGTCCAGTTCCTATAGTTTTTAATTTGTTTCTAATATATTCGCTATCTCGAATTACAGAAGCAATCAATTCATTAATTACAGCACCGTCAGCAAATTGTACTTGCGGTTTCTTAGGATTATATGTATAAGCAACACTTTGCGGATCTTTGGCTTTTTGTTCTGCGCTAGGTTGTTTTTGTCCGTCTGCCTTTGTAGCATTAGCCTGAGTAGTTGTACCCGGATCAGGAAATTTATATAGCTGATTATCTTTTAACAATTCTGCTACTTTACTTTTTCCTATATCGTTAATAGCAGAGTAATTCCAGCCGCCTTCTTGAGATAAATCTCTTGTAGGAAATACAATTTTATAAGTGTCATGTTTATTAGCAGTCTTACTTTGATCTTTTGAATTTTTATCAGACGAAGCAACTTGTTTATTAATGTTGTTCATAAGATCAGACAAAATTTCTTGAACAGTATTTCCCGACATTGGAGTAGGCTTTTTTAATACACTAGGTTGACCAAACCCTTTTTGTTCAAAGGGTACAGCCGCACACCTATACTTTGTGCCACGTTCTGTTACTTCGACATCTATACCAGTAAATCCAAATACAAAATAACGAGTAGAATTAGGAATTAATTCTGGTTCAGGCAAGGATTCATTATCTGGATATCCAATGAATTCCATTTTTAATACAAAACTAGCTTGGCTATAAGTAGGATACCCTGCTGATACTGCTGCAACATGTATTGCTTCAATAAATCCATTAATACTGTATGGTTCAATAATTTCAAATTTCATTGAAGTAGGGAGACTTGTACTGCTGTCTTCAGAAAATCCCATTAGATTTTCAATTTCGACTTGCTCAATATACATGTCAAATCTGCCAGGGCTCTTAGAATTAAATCCATTGATTAATTCTTGTCCATAGTTGTTTAAGGGAACTGATTTTTCTTCAGGTGTTAAATCTACTCTGCGAGGATCTTTTTTAGCAAAATCAGTTCTTGCTGTCGAAGCCACAGTAGTGTTTAAAAAATCACTTGTAAGTTGTATCCCTTCTGTTCCCTTACCGCCTGATTTAGCAATGACTAATTCTAGTGCGCTATCTCTATATGCTTTAGGATCATTGACAACAGATTTTTTAAGAGCCGCTAATGTAAAGTTATAAGTGTAGGATCTATAACCATTTAATACATTTTTTTGTCCGCTAGCAACAACCATAGGGTCGGCTTTAGGAGTAGTCTCTTTTGTATCTTTAGTTTTGTTTTCAATATTGCTGGAATCAGCCATAATTAAATTCCTAAAGATGCTTTAAGCGTTGTAATCTTAGGTAGATATATTTTTGTACCGGCTATCATTCCATATACAGGATCTTTAATAACTGAAGGATTTCTTACAGAGAATACCCACCATAAATTACTATCATTGTATAAATCATAAGCTAATAGATCAGGACGATATTCATAATTTTTAGGAACTTCAAATAATATATCATCAGCTTGCGCTGGTATATCTCTAAAATCAATAATATCAAGATATCCATTAGTTGCGGTAGTTGAATAGTAGGGACTAGTTTTACTGTATGTGGCCATTATAGATATCCTGATTTTCTACTGTTAGGATTGTTAAGCCATCCTGTAACTGAAAAATCTTGCATTTCTTGTCTGCTATATACAGGTATACATGTAATAGCAATTGTAGAAATTGTAGGAACGCTTGCTTGATCATATACCGTATTTGCTGCCTGTCCCGAAATTTTTCCTAACCTATAGTAATCAACTCCGTCTGGCAATTCTACGCGAAAGCTATTAATGACTACCGGAGTATTATCCATCATAAATTGACCATAAGCGTCTAATCTACATACAGGCGGCGGAGCACCGCTGTCTACGTCACCATTTGATCCACCTGATCTCATTTTAGTTAACGAGCGCAGTAAATGTAATGTTGCTAGATACATACCAGCGTCAGTTTCATTTTGAACAGTAAATTTACCAGTTATTGTAATAGGACTTATAGAACTATTTTTATAAAAATAAATGGCAAAATTGCTATGAGTAGGGTTACTGTTTGAATAATCTGCTTTATGTTCGTAGGATATAGCAGGTGTATATGGAAATATAACTGCTCCTAAATTTTGTAATTGCCCGTAAGGTCCAGCTGTAAATGATGTAAAATATTTTGACGGTACACGGATTTGAACACGCAAATCTTTATTAACAACTGTACCATTCTTACCTGTAACAGTTGTTTGGACTAGGTGGGGCGGTTGTGGAAGTGCTCCTTGGGGTACTCCTGGGACAGCTCTTTTTCCAAATCCCAATAAGTTAGTAGCCGCACTTGTGAGATATGATCCGACAGATTTCCCAGTATTAGATAACAACGACCCAATCGAAGTATCACCTACAATAGAGGAATTCTGATATTTAGACGCTGTGGCTTCATCTGAACTGCTAGGGTTTGTTATGGCCATAATTATTCCTTGTTAGCATATTTACCAATAAATAAACTACTAATATAATTAATCTAAACAAGTTAGAGTATTGTATTACATTACAAGGAACCTATTATGATTGGTTTAATAGAAGACATTGACTCTAATTTGAATGATTTACAAGCAAAATATAATGTGCCTCCTAGTGTCCTAATTGATATCGTTATGACTAGATTAACTAGTTTGTCAAAGAACACAAACACTAAATTAGAATATTTAAAAACATTAGAAAGAACTATAGAAGTAGTGTCTGTTTCTATTAACAAGTAAAAGAGATTGTATGTTATTCTTTTTTAAAGAAAAAAAATTAGTAATTGATGCATTTTGTAGTGTTGAACACGAACATGCGTATACGTATAATAAAATAGATTATGCTCACAAATTTTATCCGCAGTGGTGGAAAAATTTGCCGTCGGCAACTTTTAATTTTAATCAAATGACTGCTGATCTTAATATGAAATCGTGTAGGGGTCTAGTAGATCATTACCAAAAAGGGTTAATATTACCTTTATGGTCAGATTTAGCCGTATCATTAGACGGTAAAGGAATAAGATCTACATTTAGTGATAATGTAACTCAAACTTCATTTCATTCACCTGAAATGAGAGGGGGGATTTATCCAAACGATATTAATTTTAAACTAATGTCTCCTTGGGTTCTTAAAAGTGAAAAAAACGTATATTTTAATTTTTTACCAGCATTTTGGAGTAAGGAAGATAGAGACCCATGGGAGCTTACGCCAGGAACTCTTGAATTTTATTATCAACATGGTGTTAATCTTAATCTATTTTTAGATAATAAACCTAAAAATTTTATTATTAAACAAGGTACACCTATAGGACACATTATTCCTTTAACGGAAAGAAAAATAGAATTAAAACATCATTTAGTTGATCAACAAGAATGGGATAGAATATACAAAAGAATGAGTATGGGCATATCATTTTTTAAAAAATATCAAAATCATAAAAAAATTATTGATAAACAAGAAGACAACACAGGTAAATGTCCTTTTGGATTTGGAAAATAAATAAAATTTCTAGGTTTGGTTGACATCGAAAAGATGTATGTTATACTGTATTGGTATAAGGAAAATAATAATAATATGAATATGCAAGTAACCCTTCCAAGAAAGGTAAAATATCTTAATAATAGAGACTTATTACTAGAAATACATCGTAGCAAATGCTCATACTCAAGTTTTACAAAACCTGAATATAGTCAGTATGATATAATTTTGCCGTCGTTAGACAAGGTTAACATTAGAACTATCGCAGAAGCCAAACGAGCTAGAGCAAAAAGATTAGGACTTTATGCTTTTGCCAAAGCAAGAGAAGACGGAGATAAAAAAGTTAAACTCCTTGAACTTACTCCTGACTATAAAACTATTCCTAAAACAGATATTGTCATTAGAATAATGACATTTGAACACATTCCATTAGCACCCGGTCGTAAGAAAACTGTTAAAAGTACAGCAGATGGCCATGATAAAATTAATTTCCCGCCATTTCAACATTGGAAATTTGACGATAATGATCCAGAGAAGTTAATACTTGTCGGCAAAAGTCATTGGAAAGGAAATCTTAGCACCGGTATGTTTAGTAAAGATCACGGACGCATTACAGAAAACCTCGGTAAGATGTTTATCAAGTTAAGCGAACGTTATGCTCAACGTTCAAACTGGCGTGGGTATACTTACATCGACGAAATGAAAGGACAGGCTATTTTACAGTTATCGCAAATTGGTTTACAGTTTGACGAGAGTAAATCTGAAAATCCATTTGCCTATTACACTGCGGCTGTTACAAACTCCTTTACTCGTATTTTAAATATTGAAAAGAAGAGTCAAAATATTCGAGATGATTTACTAGAAGAGAATGGATTAACTCCTAGTATGACTAGACAAAATTCTCAACTGTATGCCGAAGAAATTGCTCGTCAAGCTGAACTATATAAAAACTACAGAGCTCCAAAAAGCGAAGAAGATCCAATCGACGATGTCGAAGACGAAGATTTAAAGGCTTGACTTTATATTTTTATTTTGCTAAACTGTTTGTTAGGAGAATATTAATATGGCCTTATTTAAAAAGGTAGCTTGTTTTACTGACATTCATTTTGGTCTTAAGTCCAATTCAACTACTCATTTAAAAGACTGTGAAGAATTTGTAGACTGGTTTATTTCAAACGCCAAGGAGCAAGGGTGTGAAACTTGTATTTTCCTTGGCGATTGGAGTCACAATCGAAACAGCCTTAACTTGTTTACATTAAACAGCAGTTTAAGATGCTTAGAAAAATTAGGAGCTGCATTTGAACAGTTCTTTTGGTTTCCCGGCAACCACGATTTGTTTTATAAAGACAAGCGTGACATTCATTCCAGCGCCTTTGGTCGCCATATTCCAGGAGTTACCGTCGTAGAGGGTATAACAACTCTTGATGATGTCACCTTAGTTCCGTGGCTTGTTGGGGAAGAGTGGCGTTCGATGAAAAATGTAAACAGCCGGTATGTGTTCGGACACTTTGAACTTCCTAAGTTTTATATGAACGCCATGGTACAGATGCCAGATCACGGCGAGCTTAAAGCAGAAGACTTTAACGGCCCCGAATATATCTTTAGTGGTCACTTTCACAAAAGACAGAAGTCAGGAAATATTCATTATATCGGAAACGCATTTCCGCATAACTTTGCCGACACATGGGACGATGAACGCGGTATGATGGTGTTAGAGTGGGGCGGTGAGCCACAGTTTATTAACTGGGATAATTGCCCTAAGTATCGTAATATTAAACTTTCAGATCTTATTGATAAGAAAGAATCTATTATGAAATCAAAAATGCATTTAAAAGTTAACCTTGATATCGATATTAGTTACGAAGAAGCTAACTTTATCAAAGAAACATTTGTTAATGAATATGATATTAGAGAAATCAGTTTAGTACAAGATAAAACTAATCTAGATGGCACAATTGATGATAATCCAGATCAGAAATTTGAAAGTATCGACCACATTGTTACAGAACAATTAGTAAACATTGAGTCTGATGCGTTTAACAAAAATACCTTACTAGAAATTTATAACAATCTATAATGTTTAAAATTAATAATATCACCGTTCGTAATTTTATGAGTGTGGGCAACCAAACTCAAGCAGTTGACTTTGACAAAGAACATCTTACACTTGTACTAGGTGAGAACATCGATTTAGGTGGAGATGATACAGGCTCGCGTAATGGTACAGGTAAAACTACTATCATTAATGCGTTGAGCTATGCGTTATACGGGCAAGCGTTAACTAATATCCGTAAAGAAAATTTAATTAACAAGACCAATACCAAAGGTATGTTGGTTACTGTTGAGTTTGAAAAAGATGGTAACACATATCGCATCGAGCGAGGTCGTAAACCAAACATTCTTAAGTTGTTTGTTAATAACAGCGAATTAAAAACTGAAGAAGTCGAAGACGATGCTCAAGGCGACAGTCGAGAGACACAAAAAGCCATTGAACAAATGCTAGAAATGTCTCATACTATGTTTAAACATCTGGTAGCATTGAACACTTATACTGAACCGTTCTTATCAATGAAAGCGGCTGATCAACGAGAAGTTATTGAGCAGTTATTAGGTATCACATTATTAAGTGAAAAAGCAGAACTTCTAAAAGCAGATATTAAAACTACTAAAGATTCTATTGTACAAGAAACTGCTACTATCGAAGCTATTAAACGTGCTAATGAAAATGTACAAAAAAGCATTGACAGCCTCAATGTTAAAAGCTCTGCTTGGGAAAATAAAAAGTTACAAGATATAGAGAGTCTAGGTAAAGCTATTATGAAACTAGATTCTGTAGATATTGAAAAAGAACTACAGTTACACCAAGAACTTAAAACTTGGGAAGATAATAACAATGCGTTAAAAAGTCTTAATAAAGAAAAAGCAACATTAGAATCTGCTGCCATTCAAGGTGAAAAGACATTAAACAAATATTTGAATGAGCTGAATAAATTAAGCAGTAAACAATGTCCAGCTTGTGAACAAGACCTTCATGATCATAAACATGAAGAGATGACTTTGTCTGCTAAAAATAATCTAGCAGATGCTACAGCGTATTTAGAAAAAGTTAAAGGCGACTACGATAAGATCGTCGCTGAATTAAACTCTATTAGTG